AGAACTTCACACCATTTTTATGGGTTGGTGACCTAACTGAATTTAATTTTTACCAAAGTAACAAAACACTCCAAAAGAAAAAAATGGGTGAATATGGTATCATAATTGAAAAATTAAGAACGGAAGGGAATACTCGATTAGAAAATGGACAAACTTTTTTGGTTAAAAGTTTAAAAGGATATACTGAATTAATCAATTTTTTTAAAGAGGGTGGAATTGACCCATGGGGTGATAAATTTAAATCGTCTTTTACGATATTAAACCCTGTTGAACAGTATCTTATACAGAAAAAGAAAAGACTTTTTAAAGGTATTGAAGATTATTCCGGCGTTAATAGATTTGTATTCGATATCGAGACCACGGGTTTAGACCCATTAACCTGTAATATTATATTGATAGGTGTTAAGGATAACCGTGGTTTGGAAAAAACAATACCAGCATTTGGTGAAGATGGTGAAAAGAAGTGTATTGAGGAATTTTTCAAAATAATTAAAGAAAAGAAACCTACGATTATTGGTGGTTATAACTCCGCATTTTTTGATTGGCCATTTATTTTAAAACGAGCCGAGATATTGGGTGTTAATACTAAGGAATTAACTCAAATATTTACAAAACAAGGAATTAGAGAGAAAAAAGGTATGTTGAAACTTGCAAACGAGCAGGAAGATTACATTCAACATAACATATGGGGATTCAATATTATTGATATTGCACATTCTGTTCGTAGAGCTCAAGCAATTAATTCCGAAATTAAATCTTGGGGTTTGAAATATATTACCAAGTACTTAGAAAAAGAAAAACCTAATCGTGTTTATGTGGATGGTGCTCGGATTTCAAAAATATATTTGGATAATGAATTATATTATGTAAATCCAAAAACAGGTAACTACAAGAAAATTGGTGAGCCGGGAACAGGTGATTTGTTGGAAAAATATCCGGGTAAATTTGAAATATGGTCAGGAAGTAAAATTGTTGAACAATATCTTGATGATGACTTGTATGAAACCATGGTAGTTGATGACTCTTTTAGTCAATCGACATTTTTGATTTCAAAACTTGTACCAACAACATATGAGAGAATCGCAACAATGGGTACAGCTACTTTGTGGAAAATCATTATGTTGGCTTGGTCATATGAAAATAATTTAGCCGTTCCTGCAAAAGATACTAAACGACCATTCACAGGTGGTTTATCTCGTTTATTAACTGTGGGTTACGCTAAGAACATTGTTAAGTTTGACTATTCGTCACTTTATCCATCAATACAATTAGTGTACGATATTTTCCCTGATTGTGATATTATGGGTGTACAGAAATCGATGTTGAAGTATTTCCGTAATATTCGTATAAAATATAAACATTTGGCTGGTGAACTAAAAGATAGTGACCCAGTTCAAGCGGAAATGTACGACCGTAAACAATTACCAATTAAAATCTTTATTAACGCTTACTTTGGTTCATTATCTGCACCACATGTATTCCCATGGGGTGAAATGGATTCGGGTGAAACAATCACATGTATTGGCCGTCAATGTCTTCGTATGATGATTATGTTCTTTGAAAATAAAGGATATAAACCACTTGTAATGGATACGGACGGTGTAAACTTTGAGACACCTGAAAATATTAATGATACAGTTTATGTTGGTAAAGGGTATAACGAGTTGGTTATTGAAGGTAAAGAATATAAAGGAATTGAAGCCGATACCGCAGAATTCAATGACATCTTCATGAGAAATGAAATGGGTCTTGATATCGACTACACCGCACCGGCTTGTATTAATGTATCAAGAAAAAACTACATCATTAAATTGATGAAGAAAGGAAAAGAAAAAATCAAATTAACGGGTAATACCATTAAGTCTAAAAAACTACAACAATATATTGTTGAATTCTTGGACGAAGGATTTAAATACCTATTAAATGGTGACGGTATATCGTTTGTTGAATTGTATTTCCAATATGTGGAGAAGATTTATAATAAACAAATTCCATTATCAAAAATAGCAAACAAATCCCGTGTTAAACAATCTGTTGAGGATTATAAGAAACACATACAGAAAGTAACAAAGGCGGGTTCATTAATGTCAAGACAAGCTCATATGGAGTTGATTTTACAGAATAACTATAATGCTGGTCTTGGTGAAACAATCTATTATATTAATAATGGTACTAAAAAATCTTCGGGAGATGTTCAGAAAATAAGTAAACCAACAAAAAGACAATTAGAGGAATATTTTATTAAAAATAGTAAATCAATGCCGAATGATTATTTAGAAATTAGTTGTTATATGATTTCTGAAAAAGAATTAAATGAAAACCCCAATATGACAGGAGACTATAATGTGCCAAGATATTTGGGTAATTTTAATAAACGCATTGAACCTTTATTAGTTGTTTTTAGTCCTGAAATTCGTAATGATATTTTAGTTGAGAGACCAGAAGATAGACAATACTTTACAAGTAAACAATGTGAATTGGTTAATGGTTTTCCATTAAGTGAAGATGGTCAGGATAAATACGATGAGGTAATGACACTATCGGATAGTGAAGTTATTTTTTGGAATAAAATTAAACGCGACCCATTCTTTATGTATGTAGACAATAGTATTGAATTAGTTGATAAATATTGGGTTGATTACAACCGTAAAGTTTTATCGTCTGAAGAAAAAAGTACCGTTAGTAATGAAGATGAGATAATTAAAACAGATAATGTTGATTATGCTTATCACGCAATCGAAATGTAATTAGATTACATTGTACGGTGACTGCATCGGTCTGTATTTTAAAGCCTTATTGAGATTCTCCGCTTCCATACCTTTTCTTTCAAGAACTTTATCGGGGCGGAGTCTTTCTAATCTTAACATTAATTCTTCAACTAGTTTTAATTTTTCATCTTTACCTTCCGTAAGTAATGAAGAATAATCCAATTTAACTTGACTGTCGGGAACTTGTAAATCACCTGAGAATTTACCCCAAATTCTTCCTAAACCTTCTTTAGAGTAAGCAATAAGATATTTTCTAACCCAGTTTTGTGCTGGTTTATTTAAGTCATCCCAAACTAATTCTTCGGTTTGAACATCTGAAGGTAATTTAATTATATCTTTATTTTTATCTAAACATGTGTCTCTATCCATGGTATCATAATACCAATACCAAACCTGACTTCTATTATTTCGTATTGAACCAAAATCATATTTACCACCCGGTACATTATATAAGTGAATTACTTTAGTACTGTTAGGTCCTGCAGTAATTCTATATGTTAAATCTCCACCAATTATTCTATTCTTTATATTTCTATCACCCATTCTTAATAAAAGGTCAAAAGCCGGCATCATAAAATATGAACCCGATGTACCTTGTTGTGCAAACCCACCAACACCACCAAATCCAGTACCACCCAATCCACCAAACCCACCCAAAAATGGGTCAACAATTGAATCGGTTAACTCGGCTCTTGAGAACCATAAAAGTTCATTTATTTCTCTTCCTGCTGGTATAATATAAGTTTGTGTATTAGCTGATAATTCAAAATAATCCTTTTTTAGTTCACTATTACCACCCGTTTGTAAACCAACTATTTTTGAATATGCGTGTGAGTATTGTGTTTCATAATCTAAACTTCTAGTGGTGAACGCTCTTGTTAATGATTGTGTATCAACATCAATACCGATTAATGCTGACCATTGTGATTCAATTAACCAATCACTTACATATTGTTCATACTCCGATAAAGACAATTCCAAAAATGTATCCATCTGTTCTTCAGTTAATTCAATACCTCTAACGGGTAATCCTAATAAATGAAAAACCTGAGTATATAATTTTTGTTTTTGTGGGTTTGTTATAATAGTCGCGGACATATTTGTTTTTATTAATAAATATCTGTATATTTTAGTTTATGATGGATAATAAAATTGACATAAGAGAAAGACTAAAAAATATCACCATAGACCCATTGTGTAAAACATCGGTTACAAGGGAGATTATGATGCAAATCCAAAGAAATAATACTTTAAAATTAAGAATTTCAAGGGAAATTAATAGGATGTTAGAGGAATTGTATACTCCATTAGGTTTGTGGGGTCAAAACCCACAATCACCAGATGAGGATTTTGGTGTATTAGATAAAGATGGTAATTGGGGAATTCAAAATGTATTCGATACAAACTATTCTTGTCATGAGGTTTTATTTAATAGATGTAATCTATCAATTTTAAACTTATATAGAAAGAAAGGTATTGAAGATATTGAAATATTAGGTGAAACTTTTTCATATAGAAACCCAATAATTATTAATGATGAAACATTAAAAGATGAAAAAGAAACATTACATAGAATAAATAAATTACTAATATTAATTGATAATTCTAAAAGTAAAATATTTTTACCCGGTAGTAAGATGTTTGATATTTTAATTAATATGTGTTCAAATACAATGTCAAGAGGGGATGAAACCCAAAAATTCTATGTTGATAACATATATGATTTCTTTGACGATATTATCGAGGTTAAAGTATTAGGTGGTCTTGGTAATTATGATGATAGAAAAAAAGGTATTGATGTTTGGACAAAACATGGTGATGAAAGAATATTAAAACACCAAATAAAAGGTACATGTGACTTAACATCAGTTAATGGTGGTTATTTAGTTAATTCAGCATTAAGTCAAACATCTAAATGTGATTTGTATGTTTTTGTTTGTGAAGACTACAGAATACTTATATTAAAAAACAATAAAGACGAGATGGAATGGACTAAAGATGGTGTATTCTTTCCTTCAAACTTAAAATTTAATGAAAAATTCTATACCAAATAAATTAAATGAAATTTTAATATTGTGTTCAAAACATAATATGGAATTTACCTTTCAAAAAGAAGGTCAGGAAAATTTTATCGAGTACTCAATTGAACCTGAAAAAAAAATAACGGTTAATATTTCTAACGAAGACGATAAAAATTTAAAAAAATTAATTGACCAAAAACTTAAAGAGTTAAGACAACTCTTTAAGTAGTGATTGTGCAAATCCTTCAGAAAATTCTCCATCTCCCATTACTTGGTCAATAATATTCTTTTTCTTATTTAAAATATTATATACAATTCTTTCTATTGTGTTTTCAAATATCGGGTAATAAACCGATACATTTTTCTTTTGACCGTATCTGAACGCTCTATCTTCCGCCTGACTATGGTGTGCGGGTACAAATGATAAATCATTCATAATAACAACCTCAGCTGCGGTTAATGTGATACCAACACCACCAGCAACAATATTTGATATAAAAATCTTTATCTTATCATCATTTTGAAATCTATCAACCGAATCCTGTCTGCGTTCTTTAGACATACGACCATCTAATATTACTGAATTTTTCTTATATTTTTCATGTAACATATCTACCGTCATTGTAAAATTTGTAAACACAATAATTTTTTTACCTTGTTCCAAACAATTATCAATGATTTCCGAAGTGTGTTCTACTTTTTCATAAGAAATTACTTGTCTAACTTTCATTAAACGATTGATGGTGACACTAACAGATTCTTTATCTTTATTTTCACTTGTTATTCTCATGAAGTCTTCTAACTCTTCATCGTAAAATGTACTTTTTAAATCTAAAAATATAGGAGTTATGATTTTATCTGGTAAATCTAAGATGTCTGTTTTCATTCTCCTTAGAACCACATTTTTTGTTCTCTCTCTTAGTTCATCCAAATTTGTTGCACCACCCGTATTCCAAATTCTTCTATTGTTAACTTTAAATTGGTAACCACCACAATATCTTTTAACATATGATTGCCAATTTAACGCAATTGGTGACTCAACAATATTAAGAAGATTATAGAAATTAATTGGTCTTGATGTCATTGGTGTTCCCGTTAATAACCAAACTTTTGGAATTTTTCCAACAATATCATTAATTAATTTAGTTCTTTGTGCAGTTGCATTTGAGATATAATGAGCTTCATCAATTATTACTAAATCAAATTTTTCTTTTAGTATTGGTTGTCTAATTTCTTCACCTAACCCAACGGATTCCATTGAGTGATAATTTTTAATTATATCATAATTAATAATGTAATAATCAAATGTTGACCCCCATTTTTTACCTTCAACAATTAAAACTTTTCTATCTGAGTAATTTTCAATTTCTCTTTGCCAGTTAATCTTTAGTGATGCTGGACAGATAATTAAAATTTTCTTTGCTTTAGTTTCTAATGATGCAATAATTGCGGAAGTGGTTTTACCCAAACCCATATCATCAGCAAGTATAAACCTATCATTTGCTAATAATTTTTCAATTGCAATTTTTTGATGTTCCATTGGTGGTCTATTTGAATAAACGGAATAATCAATTTCTCTATTTAATTTTTTCTCCTCCTGTATTATCGATGACTTAGGAATCCACATCGCATAATTTTTTTCATTTTCTGAAATACGACCCCAAATATGGTAAGCTTTATCACTTTCACATAATAATTTTTCACACCATATTTTTTCAGGTACTTTTGGAAGATGTTTATCTTCCATTATTTTTTCACCAAAATTTGATGCAATTATAATATTTTTTTTAGCAACACGAGGTACTACCTCATGGTATTTTATAACATATTCAGCTTGGGGACGAGTTAGTTGGAAATTTTTTACCTCTAAAAACTTTCTTTTGAATTCTAATAGTTGGTTATTAAACCCTTCATAATTCGTCAGTATATCCCTTGCTTCTATTTCGGGTATCTTACTTTCCATATAATCCTAAATATAACGAATTAGAATCAATAATGGTACTATTTATTGATATGAGTAATAAATTGCCAATAACAAGAATAAGTAAATTTTTTTCCCAAGATGACTTTGATTTAAATGTTAGAATGGGTGAGGAGTACTTGCATGGTGATTTAGGTATGAAATTGGTGTTATTTAGAGTTGATAGACAAAAAACCGATACCGATGAAGTCTATGGTGAAGTTGGTAAAGATGATATTAAATTTTTACCTCCTGTTGAATTTTTCGGATTAGTTAAGGTTGAAGAATCTAAAAACAATAGTTATACTAAAGGTTTAAATAGATATTTGGAACCTGGTAATATGACAATATCCGTTTACCTAAACCATTTAGAAGAATTAAAAGTGGATATTAGATACGGTGATTATATCGGATATCAAGAATCCGAAGAAAAAATAAGATATTATACGGTATCAAACGATGGTAAATTAACCGCAGACAATAAACATAATATGTTTGGTTATAAACCATTTTATAGAACGATACTTTGTGTTCCAGCACAAGAAACAGAATTTAGAGGGATTTAATTATGGGAATACCTAAAAGAAAAAACAATATACAAGTTTACGGTCAACATGAAAATGAGGAAGGCTCAATTATTGGTAGAAGAAAAGAGTTATTAGAAAGAATAACTAAATCTGACACTTATTTACCTGATTCGGTTCTACATGACGACCTTGACTTGGGTATGCTTAATTTTATTAAAGAACACTTCAAAGTTATTTCTGATGGTAATCAAATTCCGATTATTCCAAAAATATTAACAATACAAAGATGGGGGGAATTTACCAATAATTGGACATTTTCAGATGATGACGGTAATATTAAATTACCATTTATTGCAATTGTAAGAAAACCCGATGTTCAATTTGGTACAAATCCAGCAATACAAAGAACAATACCTGATAGAAGAGATTTTTTCTACGCTAGTGTTCCGACATGGGATGGTAATCAACTTGGTGCTGACATTTACAAAATCCCACAACCAATTGCGGTTGATATTACTTTTGATGTAACAATTGTTTGTACAAAATTTAGAGACATAAATAAATTCAACAAGGTTGTTTTACAAAAGTTTTCATCTCGTCAATCATATACCTCCGTAAAAGGTCACTATATACCCATAGTGTTGGATAGAATCGAAGATAACACCCCAATGGATACTTTGGATGGTAGAAGGTTTTACATCCAAAATTACACCTTTACAATGTTAGGTTTCCTAATTGATGAAGAGGAGTTTGAAGTTAAACCCGCAATCAACAGGGTGTTGACTATGTTAGAAACTGATTTAAGTTCAAGTAGAACACCAAGACCTGAGATTAATCTATCGATAACAAGTTCATATTCAAGTGGTTCAATTGTTTCACAATATTCGGTGATTGCGTCTCGTAAAGTTGATAAAACGGTTGAGATTACATTTGATGATATATTGGGTGTTACAACAGGAACTACAGTCACAATACCGGTTAAATTATTTATTGAACCTAAACAAATTTCAGGAACAACTGAATATACGGTTGCGGGTTCTTTTGGGAATTTAAACCAAACAAGTACTTTTAGTGGGTTAACTGTTGATACAATTGGGAGAAGTAATTTTAATTTTGTGACAACAAAAGGTTCGTCAACATTTACTCCAGCATTATCACCAACACCAACACCAACCATAACACCAACTATAACCATCACACCTACTATTACCCCAACAAGAACCATTACACCAACACCAACTAAAACTCCAACGATTACCCCAACTCCAAGTAGTTCTTAAAAATTAATCTCCGTAGATATCTTTTTTCTTTGGTATTTCTGTGGATTTATCTTCTTTACAAGTTTCATCAATCCACTTCTGAACAATTTTATAAATTTTTAATCCTTTTTTATCGCAATATTCTTTTAACATCTTGTGATGTTTCTCACTAACCTTAATGTTTTTGGTGGTATTCTCCATGATAAAGATAAATATTGATACTAAAAGATAAATTAGTGTCTATAAGTATATTTTTTAATAAAATCAAGGAAATCTTTGCTAAAAACAAAGATATTTATAGAAAAATAATAAAATTAATTAACCAAACAAGAAAAAATGGCAAATTCAAATAGAGTATTTGTATCTCCTGGTGTGTATACATCAGAAAAAGATTTATCATTCGTAGCACAAAGTGTTGGGGTGAGTACATTGGGGTTAGTGGGGGAAACTTTAAGAGGTCCCGCTTTCGAACCAATTTTAATAACAGATTTTGATTCATTCAAATTATATTTTGGAGGTACATCACCGGAAAAAGACGGTAATGATAACCCTAAATATGAGTTACCTTATGTCGCAAAAGCATATCTTCAAGAATCAAATCAACTATTTGTTACAAGAGTTCTTGGATTAACAGGATATAAACCAGTTAAAACATTTGCGATTAAAACAATCGGTGGTGTTGAGGTTGGAGGATTAAGTGGAACCACAACGGGAACTACAATCCCATCAACAACAGGTATTACAGGTAGTACTTTCTACACTTTCTTATCAGATAAGAAAGCTTACGACGGAAATACCATTACTGATTATATGGTAACATTCTATAGTGGTTTTACATCAGGTAATACCGGTAATTGGTTTGTTTTGGGTAATGTACCATTTTCAGGAACATCGGGTTTAACAGGTACTGAAGTTATCTCACCATTAACAGGTTTGGATAACGCAAATAATTACAACTCAAAAGAGTGGTATAATACATTAGTTAATACGGCTGGTACA